CCTGCTTGGGCGGTGCAAGCGATTCATCAGTCTGGACTCCCCTGTATAGAGTACGTCCATCGTCTAGACACAGCCGATTGCGACAAGGGTGTACCCGACCTGATCTTGACACATTCACGGTATATCGCGGATTGGTTGGCCGCAAATCATCTACCTACTGCTTATATACCCTACCCTGTCGATACCGAGCATTACTCGAAGGTCGAAGGGTCTAGGGACAAGATCGGAGGTCACGGTGCCTATACTCTGATCAAAGGGATCGATATCTCGATCAGGGCGGCTTCGAAGACAGGAATCCCTTTGAAGTTCTACGGATCTGGAAATCAAAAGGAATACTTCAAGAGACTGGCCGAATTCCATCAAGTCCCTTGCGAACTTCTTCCTTCAATCAAAGATCCCGCGACCGTATTGGGTGAGTTCAAACTGTTTTTGACCGCAGCTAGGACTGAGGGAGGGCCGCTTGCTTTGGTCGAGGCACTTGCCTCCGACATTCCGGCAGTAGCCTCAGATATTCTTGCCCACTTGGAACTGAACCAGATCGCTACAGAGATGGGTTATCCCGAACCCCTCACGATCTTCAAGACTGACGATGTTTCAGACATGGCCCGTGCGATCAAGGAAGCCCTCTCGAAAGATGTTCATCCCAGAGAATTCGCAAGAGCTTTCACTGATATGGAACGGCACCTCGCATCTATTGGAGAGATAGTGGAGGTGGTCACACGGAATTAGCCGATATTCCCGGCCTGATCGAACCCATCGAAGGTGAACTTCTCTCACGGTTGGCTTCAAAGGTTCCCCCGGATCTAGCGATTGTCGAGTTGGGTTCTTTCAAGGGTAAGTCCACATCGTATTTGGCCCGTGGAAAAGCATCCGTTTTCGCAATCGACCAATGGGACTCCGTATCTGGAAACCCCATTTACAACGACTCCAAGACGTTCAAGGAATTCCTTGAGATCACCAAGGGTCTGAATGTCACCCCTCTCAAAGGGAACACATCGGAAATATCAAAGGTCTGGACTCGCCCCATCGGTCTACTCTTCATTGATGCCGGACACGGTTTTGATGATGTCTCCCAGGACTACCGATCATGGAGTCCCTTCGTTCGGGGTTTTATAGCTTTCCACGATTACGACCCCAAGTGCCAAGACCTCAAATTCAACGGTGTCTACAAAGTCGTGGAGACGATCTTGAAACCCTCTGGGCTGTGGACTGACTATGAAATCGTTGGATCAATCTTTACTGCGAGGAGGAAGTAAAATGATCACTGGTTACGCTTATGTCGTCGCGGATCTCTTTCACATCGGTCACTTGAAACACCTTCAACGCTGCAAAGAGAATTGCGATCATCTCATCGTCGGGGTTTTGACAGATCGAGCGACGATGGAGAAGAAGCCTAGACCGATCATCCCCTTTGAGGAACGCATCGCCCTCATCGAGAATGTCCGATGTGTTGACGAAGCGGTGAGGCAAGAGACATATTCCCCACTTCCAAATGCGATGGAACTGGACGTTGACATTCTCTTTGAATCAACGAGCCACGCTCCAGACGCAATAGGGGAAGCCCAAAAGGTCATGTCCGAGATCGGCGGTCAAGTAATAGTCATGCCTTACTACGACGGTCAATCATCCACGGACATCAAAAAGAAGATTGTAAGGGAGTGGAAGCGTTGAACAAGTCCTCCGCGTTGAAATCAGTCATCTGGCGCATCCTTGGGATCTTCGTCCTGGGTGCTGTCACCTATTTCTACACTCGAAAATGGATCACCACGACGTACATTACATTCGTGCATCACGCCACATTCCTGATCGTGTTCTACCTCCATGAAAGACTGTGGACACGGATCAAGCTACAGGGCAAGACTCGCAATATCGTCAAGGCCCTGACCTACGAGATCATATTAGGCATGGGTCTAGGCGGTCTCATAGTTTACTTGTTCACAGGATCGTTCCCCACGGTGACGCAGATCACCCCGACTTATACGGCGATCAAACTGGTCATGTACTTCTTTTTTGATCGATGGTGGCCCAATAATGATTAACTTCATCACCAGCGCAGGCCCATATGGAAACGTGCTTCAGACTGTCGTGAGACCGATCAGGAAACATTTGGAATCCAACGAGTCCTCATCTTACATCCCAGGTGCGCTGAACGTCGCCTTGTTCACCACCCTCAAAGCCGAGGTCTTCCATCATCACGGGTGTTCAGACAAGAACTACATTGGTCGCAACTTAGGGTTCAAACACTTCCTTGTATCCGGCCCCACGATGCAGAACAAACTCAAAATGATGGGTTACGAGAACGTCCACGTTGTAGGCTGGTCTCGACTCGACCCTTTGGTTGATCTGAAGAAGCGTCCAGGGTTCAGGGTTCTATACGCTCCCACTCACAATGCAATCCATCAGGTCTCGCTCATGGGCAAGTTCGACCCGTATCTGGATCGTTTCCCCTGCGAGGTTGTGAAAAGTTATCACCCAGCCCGAAAGGACGACCTCTCGACGACCGACCAAGCGTTGGTTGATGCCGATGTGGTGATCAGTGATTCGAGCACCATGATCTACGAAGCCTGGGCATTGGGGAAACCCGTTGTCTTTTGCGATTGGCTTGTAGGTAACGGGGTCAAGACGTGTTTTCGGGGTTCGATGGAAGCCGCGATCTACGAACATCAAATCGGACTCCACGCCAATTCGTTTGAAGAAGTCCTCGACCTCATTCACGGCGAGATTGACGACAAGGTGAAGGGGTTCATGGAACAAGTGTTCCCGTCAGAGTTGAGAGGTCATTCGGGTGAAGCTACGGCAAAGGTGTTGATGGAACTTGAGTGAATACGACCGTTCTTACTATGAAGACGGCACGAAATGCGGCTACAAAGGATATACCTGGGAACGTCTTAGAAGCATGTTCGAACCCACAGCCAAACATATAGTCACGACTTTCCATCCTCAAAGACTTTTGGATTGCGGCTGTGCGAAGGGATTCCTTGTCAAAAGTGTCTGCGATCTAGGTGTTACAGCAGAGGGTTGCGACATCTCCAAATACGCGATCTCGCAATCCCCCGTTCCCACGAGAGTCAGGGTAGCCGACATCACGGATTTACCATATGAAGATCGCAGTTTCGATGTCGTTACCTGTCTTGACACTTTGGAACACCTTGACCATCCCGAAGAAGCTATCGGGGAGCTTCGGCGAGTATCGAGCAAGTGGATTCTCATTCACGTATGGACTGAGGAAGCCCCCGACTTCTTCGACGTGACTCACCGCCGCCCTCCAAAGAAGTACGGCGAATGGGTGAAGATGATGGTCAATGATGAGTGGGAAGCGGTTGACATCAAGCCATACATGGGGAACGTCTCGTGGTTCAGGTGTAAGGAAATGGTGATCATTTTGAGGAGGATTGAAAAGTGAACGACAAGATCCCCGACTGGTTGGCTGATGCAATATCACGTCACCCCGAATGGGCATCATACCGAGACCCCGTTGACATCAAGAAGTGTCGTGACGCTCTCCAACGGTTCATCGACCGTGAGGCTAAATTGTGCGTCCCTGCCCAACCAGATGACGATGATATGTTGATCTCCAGGGCATTGGATGAGTTGGAACAGGCAAGGAAGGTGAAATAGTGTTCAATGAGCCGCACTTCATTGACGAGTTCCTCTCCATCGTCAAACCCCTCAACATCAAGACTGCCCTTGAAGTAGGCCGTCTCTCAGGTGAACTGAAGGACGCACTCACTGGTATCGGCATTGACTGTCAAGGTATCGAGCTGAACCCAACACGGTCTGACGTGATCAAAGGCGACTTTATGAAACACCCCTTCACCAACCATTACGACCTCGTGTTCAGCAGTGGAGTCCTTGAACACTACGACCGCCTAGACGCTCAAAACATGATCCTCCGTATGGCTGAGATAGGAACATATGTTCTCAACTTCGTGCCCAACAGGGATTGCACCGCCTACATGAAAGCCAAGCACAAGACCAAGGAACCGTGGGGATCAGAGGAGCCGTACACGGTTGCGGAGATAATCGCCCCACATGACTTCCTTGAACCTGTTCAACCGAAGCCGTGGGGTTACGCAGGCTACGAATGGTCGAAGAGGTTTGGTGGGGATGGTTCACAGCCATACCTTGTGTGGTGTTTGAGGAGGAAACCATGCGCTACCTAGCCCATTCCCCTCATCCCTCCGTCTGTCATCGGAAGATGATGGAGTGTTGGTTCGGCCCACCTATGGTCTACTACGCCAGAAGATCGCGTCGTGCCGCGAGAGTCAAAGCACTCTCCATATTCCCTGAATATGTCAATCGCATGATTACCCTCAAGAGCGGACTCGTGCAGCCTGAACCTTTCGATTGGAGTCTCGACGATGCGGTCAATGAAGCGAACTCTCGCAAGCCCGATCCTAAACTAGCGATATTCCCTCCCTGCCCCAAGCCTAGACGATTCAGTGAGGATACCGGAAAGGAAGTAAAGTCGTGAGTGATCGACACAGTATCCACGATATGGAGAGGGATCTCGGCCTAGACAAGGTTCGCCCTATTGCGCTGAGTCCTTCAATGCAGAAGGATCTTGAGGGAAAAGGAGACCCTTTCAAGGACATGTACGAAGAGGAATTGCGAGGCTGGTACAAGGGGCAATCTCGTGTAGACCTCTATCGTGACGCTCTTGCCAAAACATCAAAGGTTGCAGAGAGGTGTGGAGTTACAAAGGAAGAACTAGAGGAACTGCTATTATGGCTCCTGTTTCCCACAACTTGGCTTTCGATGTTCCCCGATGAAGTTAGGAGGAAGCCTGAGTGAAGAAGATCATCCGACGATTCAGTGAGGATACTGGAAAGGAAGTCACCAATGAACCTCGTTGACAAACTCGAATTCCGTTTGACCAAGTTGATATTGTCCATGTCCCAACCCTTCACCCTCGAAGAGATACACCGAAGATTAGGGGCCAATGTCACTCTTGAGAAGACGAGATCGCTCATGGACGCCATTCGAGACTCAGGCATGGTCATCCAGTATGGCAACAACTACGAGTGGTCGGATTTTGTGAGGCGAACAAGGAGGTGAATCCATGACGATCCTCTGCCCCCATTGTTGCAAACTCGCCTATTGGAGTAGTCATTTTGGTGCCTATATTTGCGAGAAGTGTCAAACCAGATTCAACGAGGATACCGGAAAGGAGGTGACACATGACTCCCGAACAACTCCTTGACCACCTATCCTCCAGATTCAAACGCTATTATGATGGCCCCAACGAAGGATGGTCGCTTGAAATCGTCCAACTCCTTGAACCCTTGTGGTCGAAGGTTGACATCCTTGAGAAGGTCGATGAAGTGTGCGAACGCTACTCCAGCGCGCTCACCAGACACCTTCCTGTTTGGGTGAAGTCTGACTTCTTCGATTACATCCTCTTCAAGGAACCAGTGTTCCTCTTGTTGATGGCGTTGATCAAGACCGACCCCTTCATGTTGAGTAGCGTATTCGGGAAGGAACTCGATGAGCGATTGGTCTACTCGATAGCGAACAGCATGGGTGAGTGGTATCCGGATCCTAATCCGTAGGAGGAATGAAGATGAGAGTTCCGTTTACCGAAGATCGGGTGAAAAAGTACCTGGACGATTGCATCGTACTATTTCAGGTATTGAGGAAGGCGCTTTTTGACGAGAAGGATATTCTCAAAGCTGAAGCCCAACTGGATATCTTGAGGTTAGTCAGGAATGCCTTGTTTGGTGAAACGGAGGTAAAACTGTGAGCAAGACCGTTGAATGGGGTTTCATACACGGCGAAGGTGAGATCGTGTGCATTTGCGACTACTGTGGAAACGAAGAGACCATCACATTTAACGACGGTCCCGACTTCAGGGAAGCCCAACGCGAGATAGAGAGCTACGGATGGTTTTCTCGCAAGATCGATGGCGAGTGGTATGACTTCTGCTGCGAAGAGTGTTACCAAGCATGGAAGAACAAAAAGGAGTGATCACATGGTAGTTGCGAAGTTTCGAGTAGACCATATGGCCAAGTTCCCCAAGTACGATGGCGAGGATACGCCATGGAATATTGTGATGTACCCCGTTCAAGGTGAACCCTTCGGCAAGTACACACCTAGCGGTAAAATTGAGATGATAGTCAAGAACGACGCTGCATCTGAGCAGTTCATCCCCGGCAAGGAATACCTCGTGACGTTTGAACCTGCGTGATCCCCTAGACACACATTATTACGCCGAGAGAGCATCGAGAACGGGAGCCGCCCAAGGATTGTCACTTACCAATGCTCTCTCGATGTATCCCCCGACCGCTCCTTATTATCATTTGGGGCGGGTATTTGATCATAAGGCGTTAGTCAGACGATTTTGATTACCATTTCGCTTATCAAGGAGTGATTCAGTGAACCGACTCAAAGAATGGCTCCGTCAATGGTTCCACAAGTCCGTCTATCTCGAAGGCGACGACGACATTACCCTTTGGATCGAACACCGATGGTCTGCCTTTTACCTACCCATCAAGCACGAGGAGATCCTAGACATCGCCCGTCAACTGAACGACAGGAAAACGGTCTCGCTACAGTTCAAGTTGGGGATAGCGCACGACTACATTACGAGTTACATCATAGTGCCTAGTTGGGCTTTCCATGAAGTGAGACGGTTGATTACGCAGAAGGCATTGGAGGAGATTGAGGTGGAACCGTTCTAGTTACACTTTAATCCCTCGCCCGTAGCCAAAGGTTACGGCGTTTTCGTTTAGGCAAAGGAGGTGAGCACATAGAAACAATACTTGTGAAGCGTCCCACGAAGTTAGCCGCCGCCCGTTCACCAACCCCCTCTTCCACTCGTCTGATCCTCCCCTCGTCTGGATCTCGATCCCTCTCTCCTACCCGATCCCGCGTCACTGATGTATTGACTCGACTCAGGGTTTACACCGACGACGCAGCCGCGATTGACTTCCTCTATCACTACCATCCCGACGTATCCAAGGCCGTCCAGAACTTCCTTCAAACCGCCAACGCAGGTCATACAATGACATTCAACGGAGTGAGGGGAGGGCGCAAAGAATCCGTCGAGAAACGCTGGAATGAGGAGTTCGCCCCTAGAGTTAATCAAATCTCGAATTCGGGGATGGATGGACTCGTGGACATCTTCCACAAATCCGCCGTTTTACGAGGAGGCATGGGGTGCGAAGTAGTCCCGTATGAGGATCTGAGTGATATACGAGATGTCTACCCGTTCGATCCTGCGTGGTTGCAGTGGGAACGCCAAGAGGATTACGATTGGGAACCCTACCAATACCGCAATGGCCAGAAGGTCTACGTCAAGAGTCCGAACTTCATGTACGTCCCCACAGATCCCGATATAGACGATCCCCGTGGGAATTTGATGTTCACGCCCGCGCTCGTAGCCGTAGATTCACAGTTGCAGACCTATGCTGATCTAGCTCTGGTATTGCACAAGGCCGGGTATCCAAGGGAGGATATCAAACTCCTGCGACAGCCCGTAGTAGAGTTAGCCAAACAGATGAACATGGGTACACAGCAGGACATCGAGAAGTTCATGAACGACATGATCGCCAAGGTGTTTTCGTTCTACTCCTCCCTGGATGTTGATTCAACCTACGTCCACTACGACGACGTTGAAATCTCGTCAACCAAAGGCGCGAACGAGCGAGGCGGCGTTGATGTCCGTCCGTACTTTGAGGCTCTAGACCCCCAGATCATGAACGCCTTGGGTCAGATGGGCGTGTTCCAAAACCGCACATCGGGGATCACGGAGACATGGGGTACGGTTCAATACCGTATCTTCGTGCAACTCGTGGAGTCTTTGAGACGCGGATCGAAACGACTCATTGAATCCGTAGCCAAAAACTGGTTACGAGTCAACGGAGTCCAAGGTATCCCCCATCTCAAGTGGACGACCATCGACTGGGAAGCTGACAAGACGCGCAAGGAAGTCCAGCTCCTGAATGAGGAGTTCCACTGGTTAGCTCAGAAGTACGGCTGGATCACACCCGACGAAGCGGCGATGGAAGTCGTCGGTCACAAAGCCGAAGGGAGTGTGAGCAATGCAGACAACGACAGCGAGAGTCAATCCAGTTTCATGCAAAAACGACTGTTCCAAATGCAAGTTGAGTCGATTGTGCGGAACATCATCGAAAGGGAACTCCCCAAGTACAAAAGAGCATAAGGAGGCGACAAAGTGAATTTGTACGAAAAGTGTCCAGCGTGTGGCGGGCTAGGGTTTCTCCGCGGCGACTACGAGAAGATCGGGCGCTGGAGTTACGAAGTAGCGAGACGGTTGGGTAAGCCCGACCCCGAACTGCCAGCCCCTCCAGCAGACAAATGCCCTGTGTGTGAGGGTGATGGCGTGATTATCTCCGAGGAAGGCGCGGCTCTCCTGAATTTCTTCAAGCGTCACATCAAGGACATCCTTCCCGAAAGTGTCGTCAAGTTTCATCGTCTTGACGAATCCCCGAAGTAGCCTTTCTTTTTGACGTGAAGGTCAAACAAAGAAAGACAAATGGTCAAAGAAAGTCAAGGTGATGCTATGCGAACCCGCCGAAAGGCTTGTTCAAATCCAAATCTAGGAGGTGATTCAATATCGACAAATTGATAGACCTGCAACTATTCGCTGAGGAAGAGGTCTCTGGGGAAGACAAGAAATTGATTGAGGAAAGTCTAGCTCCCGTTGACGGAGTGGACGCGCCCGAAGTCAAACTCGATCCAGAGAACCCCCCGATTCCCGAACCCCTGAAACCAGAGATTCCCCTTGAACAGGCTCCCCCGGAGAAGCCCGAAGGTCTCGCCAAGCCGGAAGACCTCGATCCTGAAACTCCCTACGGTGTTCCCACGACCGCGCAGTTGAACAAAATCAATCGCTTTTCCAAGCGGAAGTTGACGAAGGAAGAGGTGTTCGTCTTCCCCGTTACTTTCGTTGGCGACGGTCTGATTGTGGATCGGTACGTCAAACTCGACGAGTCCCTGCTGAAAGTCTACCTCAAGGATGCCAAGAAGGGCGTTGCCTTCATGCTCAACCACTCTTGGAGTTGGTCGAGCAAAACCCCCGCTTACACATGGGGGAGGTCGTTTGACGCTTACATCGAGGAATCCCAAGGGAATCCCGAAGCACCTGATGAGGCCCATCTCCTCAAGGGTTGGATCTACATCGTCAGGGGTAAGGAAAAGGACGGTCTCGCAACCGACGAGATCATCAAAGACATCGAGGACGGGACTCTGTTCGATGGGTCGATCGGTTTCTACTACTCGACCTTCGAGTGCTCCATCTGCGGAAAACAAATCTGGGAATGTGACCACTGGCCCGGTAACGAGTATGAGGTAGACGGCAAGAAAAAGGTCTGCTACATCATCGCCAAACCCCCCGGTGGACTCATGGAGTATTCGGGAGTCTTTGACGGTGCCTACCCTGGAGCGGGTTTCTCGGCTGACGGCGATCCTGAACCCGAAATGGTCGAAGTGACCAACCTCAAAGAGGTCAAGGGCGACGAAAAGTTGTTCATGACCTACTCCCAGAGGTCTGGCATTCGGGTGTTCAAGAAGTTCGAGAAGCCTGAGAAGGTCGAGAAAACGGCCCCCCAGATCGACGAGGCCAGAGCCAAAGAGATCGCTGGTGCCAACTGGACATCCACGATCCTTGATATGGCTGACGAAGGCCGAATCCTCAAAGCCGACCTTATTGAAGACGCTTTGACTTCGGGTACGAAGGCTATGGGTAACTCCTTTGATATCGACCTTTACAAAGCTCTCTTTGAAAAGTCCTCGATTGACGAGATCAAGCGTTACCGTAGTCAGTTCATGACCAAGGCGAAAGAGGATCTACCCTCTACTCGCGAGGTCAAGCCTCCTGTAATTACATCGTCGGCAACCCCACCTATGGCTTTCAAAATGTCCCGCTGATTCTGAAAGGAGTGATGACTATTGGCTAGAGCTACGTTTGATTACCTGAACTACAACGACCTGAACCTCAGAACCCTTCCGTTCAAAGCCCATGTTTCTCTCGACGCCGACGACGTTGGAAAGGCCGTCACCGTGACTGGTGATTTCGAGGTCGGCCTTGGTTCTGACGGCGATCCCCTGATCGGTCGTCTGGACTACATCGACGCTGGCACGGTCTACTGCACCGTCGCAGTTGGCGACGCCCTCGTCCTTGACGGCGTTTCGGGTGCTCTCCCCAGTGAGAAGAATTGTGTGGTTGTGAACGGTCTTGGTGCCGTTCGTGTCGCTACCTCGGCTGATGCCGGGTATCCCAGCGACAAGTCGGTGCTCGGTGTTGATGCGGCGACGAGACACGTCGTCGTGCTATTTTAGGAGGTGATTGGTTGAAGTTTAATGAGATTGCGCTTACCAAGGATCTAGTTTTCGGTGCCAGAGACGAGGCCAAGTCTCTCACCCAGAAACTTGAGGAAATCGACCCCAGCGTCGCTTACATCGGGACTGAACTTGCGGGCCTCGATGCTTTCGAGAGACAGCTATTCAGGTTCGGGGTCGTCCCCCGTACCGACTCGAAACTCGGTGTCGTGGCTTCCAAGATGGACGCTTGGTTCCAGTCCCCCGATCCCAATCTGAAGCTGATCTTCCCTGAGTTTGTTGACAGGGTGATCGCAGAGGAGCAGATGAAGAACTCCATCCTTCCGTACCTGATCGCGATGGACGTTCCCATCACAGGAAATACCTATAGGGGCACTTTCCTTGACGACGCTCCCCTGAATCAGAAGAGAAAGCCCGTTCCCGTGGGTGCTCCGCTCCCGAAGGCCAAGCTCGACCTGAGAGAGAAAGCAGTCAACATCAACAAATTCGGTCTCGCCATCGAAGCCGCTTACGAGACCATTCGTTGGATGACCATTGACGAACTCGCTCTGTGGATCAAGAGGGTAGCTCTCCAGAACGCTTTGGATGAGTCTGAGACCGCGATTGACACTATCGTTTCAGGCGATGGGAATGCCAACACCGCTGCGACCTCGTACAGCATGAAGGCGACCCTGAACTCCCTCGCGACCGCAGGAACTATTGACTACAAGTCATGGCTCCGGTTCGCCGCGAAGTTCCGTCCCTACAAGGTCACGACTCTCGTAGGCGGGGAGATCGCGATTACCGACTTCCTGAGCATGACCTTCCCCACGGTCGATCCTCTGAAGGCCGTTCAGCTTATGAGAGAGGGCCAGCCCCAGACCATGAGTGTCAAGCTTGGCACCAATCTGTACGGTGACGTCTCCCTGTGGATCACCGACCATACGGATTTCGTCGCCGCCCAGAAACTGATTGGTATCGATCAGAGCTTCGCCCTCAAGAGAGTCCACGAGGCCGGTTCCGCGATCCAGGAGAACGCTCGCTACATCGAGAGGCAGACCGAACTTCTAACTGTCTCTGAGAACGCCGGGTTCTCTGTTTTGTTCGCAAACGCCTCCAAGATCCTCGACTACTCGAAGTAATGACCCCCACGATCCTAGATAGCGATTACGCTACCAGGATCAGGTCACGCCTCGGAGTCACGGAATCCGTTCTCTCCACAGTAGAGATAGACGAAAAACTACCCGACCTTGAAGATCATTATTCCGACATACTTCCGACCTGGGCATCACTGACAGCGAAGAAGTCGCGGTACTTCAAGTCATCGCTAGTGTCTATGACCGCTTCGGCCCTGTGCCCTGTCGTGAAAGCTAAATACTCCACGAGGATCACGGGGCCGGACGGCTCTCGTGAGAGACCTATCAACTGGGACGTTAGAAAAAAGGAACTGGAATCTGAGGCAAATGGTTTACTCAGTCAGTGTATGACCGTAACCATCTATTCTCACTTCCAAATCAAATAGGGGTGATCCCATAGAGAGAGAATATCTAGAGTCCTTTGGCTCTGATTGCACGATCAATAGGACGCCCTCCGTTTCAGCCACGGTCTCAATCGAGCATTCGACCAGTGAAGACCCATACAAGAAGGAACATGTCGTGAAGGGCTGGATCTATCCCTCCATTTCATCGGGCGAGACGTTCACCGAAGGATCGGACACATACCTTGTGTTCTCCCAACGGGCGAGAGGTGACGCCTATTTCTTCTCTGGTAGAAAGACAAACTGCGAAGTGTCGATCCTAGAGAGAACCGAGACCACCGACGATGAAGGCGTGGTCACTGTATCCTGGCCACCCACAACGACAGATGAACCAGTATGCGGAGAAATAGTGACCTCGGCATTGAGGCAAACGGAGCCTGGACTGTTGGACACGACAGTCAGACTCTACTACATCCCCTCATCCGTTGAGGTTGCGCTGTTGTCACGTCTGGTTCACGAGATGACCCAAAAGTGGGCCGTAGATATGGGGGCGATCTACGACCCGATCTACTTGGGCGCACGTTACAAAGTTGACTCAATAGACGATCTGATCCTTACAGGGGTCAAGAGACTTCAATGTTCAAACGATGAGCGAGGTGATTAAATGCACGAAGAGTTCCTTGGCCCCAACTATCACGATCTCATCAGGTCGTGGTTGAAAGTTCCGAAGGTCATATTGACCGATGACATGATCGACTCGGATCTGAATATAGGCGCGGCTCAGATGATGATGGGCACGGAGCTATTGAAACCCTTCCTGTCGGGCGAAGTTGAGATGAACGAAAGAACCGACAGGACAGCCCAGAAGGCGTTCCTCCATTTTCTGTGTGCTAGCTTATGCCCTGCATTGATCTCCCGCACCAGGAACAAGCGTTTCAATCAAGATGCGGATCGTCACTTGAAAGAGGGGCGCATCCTCGCTCTCGCGCTACGATGACCTATGACTACAAGGAGATGGCTCTGGCGCTGTTCACCCGCATCTTTGACGCTCTCAAAAGGGTTCAAGATGAAGCCCTGACGGGCGTGATCGCAAACGAAGGTACTCCTGAAGCCCTCGACGATTGGCAGAAGTCCGAGATCGCCCAAGTCGCCTATACGTTGACCTGCTCAATCATAGGCGGGGCGTGGGCGACTATGGACGAATGGGGTACGGGTTCCAAGATGGATCCCCTGAACCCCGCTTTGGATGAGTATGTCGGGTCTGAACTTTGGAATGAGTATCGTCCAGGTCACGCAATCCGCACAAGGAAAGCGGGGCCGTACAAGAACATCTTCGGTGAAACCGAGGTATCGGAAGCTACCCGACCTGGCGTTGACCTCGAAGCGTTAGCCAGGAGATACCCCGAACGCGACTTCAAGATGAGAGTCATAGAACCCTCACACGCCCTACAGAACGAGATGAACTACATGAAAGCGGGACGCTTCCAAGAAGTGATGATGGAGGTGGTGAAGGATTTCCCCTGGGGATCGTTCATCCGTGTCGAAGGGGGCGAATCGGCCTGGAAAGGGCGTGTTATCTGAGGAGGTGATTTATGTTTGATCCTACCGCCGACTTGAAGGCTATCTTCAAAATCCTTCAAGCGGATTCCACTTTACTGACTCTTCTAGGTTGGGTGTCGGGCGAAAAAGGCAAATATATCCAACCTCAGAAATACTCCACTCAGACCCTCGCCAACAAGATCCTGTTCTTCACCTTCATGCCGTTTCAGTCCACGAGGAATGACCTGTGTACTAGGGCTGTTCTACAAGTAGAAGCCCATGTACCGAATCAAACCACTTCCTCAGTGTACGGAGCCTGGGACATTCTAAAACGTGTCCGACAACTCCTTCACCAAGAGACTGTGAACGGGCATGAGTTCATGTGGTTCCCCGGTGAGGGTCAAGTATTGTCGGCAAAAGACTGGATCGGCGTGTCAAATCGTTATCGGTATACCCTCGTTATTTGAAAGGAGTGATTTATACTGGCAATAGGAAAGGTCCTAACCCTGAAATCGGGTAAAGCTCTGTATCGCAAGTACGCTGCTGACGGAACTCTCGGAACCACATTGTACCCCTTCAACGCAACCCCCCAGAGTATTCAGCCCTTCAACCTAAACATCAATACCACCGACGTTCCCGATGGTAACTCACTATATCCCCTGGCGGTTGTAGAGACTGGCGTTGAATCGGGTGTGGTCATGACGTTCTCTGATTTCAACCCCAGGACTCTATCTGATCTGATCGGCGGGACGTATGTGGAGTCGGGTTCCAAGACGATGTACGCGGTCGAAGAGGATCACGCGATCCCTGCGGCAACAGCGTATACCGTGACTCTTGATCACACCCCTTTGGCTTCACCGATCCCCACGATCTGTTCACTGGACGGGTCTCCGTGGGTCAAGGTGACTTCAAATCCGGCTACCGATCAGTTCTCGATTTCGGCTGCTGTAGCTACGTTCAGTTCAGCAAACGCAGGCGAAGAGGTGTTTGCGACCTATGCTTATACTGAGACTGCGGCTACTTCAATGACCGTCCCGAAGGATATCGACATCCCCGCTATTCAACTGATCGTGACTGACGAAAACGTTCCTAGTGATGAAACCAGGAACAAGTTCGATGTCACCATCACCGTTGACAAGGCGAAGCTCACGGGCAACGTCGGTATGCCTGAAGCATCAAAGAACCCCGCTACATGGACGCTGAACTTCCGAGCGTTGAAGCCTCGCGCAGGTCAGAACCTCGCAGATATAGCCTACAAGCAGAGGAGTTGATCAGGTGGACGACCTAGCCAAGTTGACGGCTAGCGGCAGGAAGTTCACGTTCACCGACGATCAGAAACCCACCACGTTCTACGTCAAGCCCGTCAAGATACGCTTCCATTCAGAACTCAAAGAGGACTCCCAATCTCTACTCGATCCAGTCTATTTTCAGTTGGAGAACGAGGAGGAGAAAGCAGCCCTAATCAAGTGGATCGGTAGGCAGTTCACCGATTCATTGGGGAAGCCGATTTCGTTGGAAGCGATCATTGAGGCGGGCGCGACATACGAGGATCTGAAGGAAATGCTCGTGAGCATGTTTCAAGACTCCGGTTTTCATTAGCCCAAGAGGGTGAAAAGGGTGAGGACGCTGACTATGCGCTGCTGCTAGCTGCCGTCCTCACCAATTCTTCTTCCAACACGGAGGGTTTCCTAGATATGACCCTTCCGCAGATAGAGGTCATGTTCAGTGGACTCACTCGCTTGGGCAAAGGTGAGACGGGCAGCGGCAAGCCCTCGTCAATTGAAGATTTTATCTCGGCGTTTGGCGGAAAACCCCAGCAAGACAGAGGGAGGTGAGAACTTATAGCAGACGATTCCACAGCACAAGTCATCGGCAGATTTATCGTTGACTACTCTCCCGCGATCAAAGAAGGCGCGAAATACTCCGATAGCCTCCGCGATGTCACCAAAGAACTAGCCACAGTTGAAGCGCGATTGACGAGACTGGCCGCAGCAGCCGGAAAAGGGTTCACCGTCCCCAATGTGGAGCCTATCAGACAATATGTGGTTGGTCTGAGGGCGGCGGTAGACTCAGGCGCGAAGTTGACTGAGGAGCAATACAAATCGGTTGCAGCCGCCAAGAATTACGCCGCCATCCAGTCTCAGGACGTTGCCACGCAGCAGGTCAGATCCGCGCTTATGGGTCGGTTCGTAAACGATCTTGACAGAGTACGCCAAGTGCAACAAAAGGGTCTGGACGTAGCGCAAGCGAAGGCGTTAGCGGAAGACAAGGCCAACCTCAAGACGATTGAGCAGGCTACTCTCAGGGTTCCTCTGGTTCAAACCGAAGCCGTCTTACTCGAAAAGAAACTTGTAACCGCAGGCTTGGAATCATCCGAACTCTTCAAGCAAACCACCGCGATCAAAGAGCAGATCGCCCTTCTAGAGCAGAAACGCGCAAAGGGTGAATCGATTACACTCCAGGATGCGAAAGACACCCAGCAGATGCAACAACAATTGAAGATACTGGAAGCCAAGACTACTACAGCTGTTGCTGGT